GTTCCCGCAAGCAGAAAAACCACGCCGCCACGGCGCGATATACGCACCAAGAGACAAAGGCATCGGGCTTTAATCCGATAAACATTTAAGGACAAACGATATGAACCAGAAAATTACCGCAGCGGACGACATTCGCAGCCTAGCTCGTATGTACAAGAACATGCAAGCCGCAGCCGACGCGCTAGAAGCCATTGGGCAGATGGAGCAGGCAAAGCAAGAAAGCCAAGACGCATTAGACAAAGCGCGCGCTGAACTGGCAGCGGCTCAAGATGAGACTGCCGCTGAGAAGGTTAAGACTCAGGCGCTCAAGAAAAAGAACGATGCGGTCGTGGCAACCGCAGATGCAACAGCCGAGCAGTTGGTCAAACAGGCAAATGAGCAGAGCGCATTCATCATTGATGCGGCAACCGCCAAAGCCGCAGAAATCCAATCTACAGCCGAGACAAACGCATCAAGCGCAGTAAATGCACTGCTTGCTGAGGCTAATCAGCTCAGAGGCGACATCGCTGAACTGAAATCAACGCTCGATGCGCTGAACGCTGACATTGCCAGCAAGACCGCAAGCGCGGCACAAGCCGAGGCTAACTTAGCCAAGGTCAAAGCGCAGATCACTAAACTAGCTGGAGCCTAAACATGCCAAAAAGTACAGCCACGTGCAATGACATCGTAGCGCTCTATTACAACGCCACACCGATTGCAAACATTGCAGACAACGCGGCATCTAGCCCAATCACCACGATTACCGTGGCGCTGACAACAGCATCAGGCGCGGTAGCTGACACAATGGCGACAAGCCTTGCAACCTATACCAACTACGCTAACCAGACGACCGCACGAACCACGGCAGGATGGACTGCGCCATCAGCAGGCGCGACAAGTAACGCAGCCGCTATTGAATTCCCACAGTGTGGCGTGACAGGCAATACGATTACCAGCGCAAAAACAGGCAAGGGCACGGGTGCGGTCAACGTATTCCATTACGGCGACTTGAATGCAAGTATCGCGGTGAGCAACCAGATTCAACCACGTTTTCCAATTGGTGCTGTGACAATCACCGAGACTTGATATGTCGTTAGCTGAAAAATTCCCGCCTTTGTACGAGTGCTCGGTTTGCAACAAGCCAGTGAAAGTAAAAGTCGAGGGTGAAAAGACTGAGTTAATCCATTCATGCGAGCACACAACAGCCGCAGTGTGGGCTAATCGCAAAGTGACGCTTCGGGGCAAAGGTGTACTGGAGGCTATGAATCCATTGCAGCGCGGCACAATCAAGCTCACATTGACGGTGCGCCAGTTCTTATCGGCACTCACAGGGAGAAGCATATGATTTTGCGATACACCTGCACAAAATGCGGAATTGTCACACGGGCAGAAGAAGGTGAATCTCATGCGTCATGCGCTTGCCTTGCGCCATTTGACGTTGTGGAAGATGATGTCCAGCCAATGTTCTCTCGTGACGATTCGTAATGCTGACACACGCGAAGGTATTTGCAACTCAACAGAACGGGCAAAGGCTATCACGCCCTTGGATTAAGAATCCATCTGTGGTGACGGCTTCTGGTATCGCGCTCGACCTGACAACCTTCGGGCGCTATCCAGCGGCCAACTACTTCACGGACGGAGTACCAAACACGGCGCGAGGATTGAGGCGAAGTATTGATGGAGGCATGGATCACGGACCCGATAAAGGCTCGTCTTACAGAAAGTTTTTAAGCGGGGTGACGATATTGTCAACCTCGGCTCTAGCAGTGCCAATGCCAGTTATGGTGATGGACTACATCATGTACTACCCATTGATACCCATGGAGGACATTCAGGAGATGGATAACACCGTCACACTGCCACGTTCTACCACGGGCAAAGGAGTTCAGATCATGCTTGTGGAACAGTTCCCCTATATTGGCGGTGGAACTTTGCAGGTGACGTACACGAATTCAGATGGTGTAGGCGGCAGACTTTCAGCGGTTTGCACCATCAATACGCAGACATCTTTGGGCACGATAGCGACATCAAATCCAGCGACGGCAGGGTGCCCAGGGCTTTTTGTCCCGTTACAGCAAGGCGATGGCGGCGTGCGCTCGATTGAGTCAATTAACTTTTTTACGGCAGACGCTGGCAACTTGGCCGCAGTCTTAGTGAAACCACTAGCGCCATTTTGCAACTACGAAATAACCTGCCCTTCCGAGTGGGATTTTTGGATGCAAAACGGAATGCTCGAACAGATAGAAGACGATGCTTACATCTCAATGGTGTGCAAGCCGCTTGGCTCGCTAAACGGCGTAATCATCGAAGGTCAATTAAGAACCCTTTGGGTGGAGGTATAAATGGCAGGATTTTCAGGACTAGACAACAGGCTAAATGCCATGTCAGCTTTGGGTAAGCGGTATCAAACACTGATGTCAAAGCAATTCAACCCTACGGCGGCAGCGGTAGCTAATGAGTGGCACTCTTACGCGCGGGGCGGCGGTTATCCACAAGCTGATGCTATTTTTGATGCAGGCACAAACTTGTTATTTCAGTCGCTCACAGACCAAACGGCCAACGCTGGAAGCCTGTACCACGGCGGTGATGTAGGCGCAAACGGAGACGACTACAAAATCCTAGAGACTGCGATGGTCAATACCGCCGCAGCCACAGTAGTTCCGCATTGGGTACAACTGATTGACATTCTCGGGTTTGTCCGTGTAACGACGGTCACGACAACGACTGCGCAGACAATCATCTGGCCTTATGACGACGGTACGGCTATTGGCGGCGGCGAGACAACCACATTCAGCAGCTCGTCAGGCTTGCTTGGGACATACACCAACGATATTCAAAGTTTGACTAAGGTCCGCTTCCGTAACTCAGGCGGCGCATTACCAACTGGCTTAGTTGCTGGGACAGATTACTACACGATCCGCGTTAGTGCGACTACAAGCCGTTATGCGACAAGCAGGGCCAATGCAATAGCGGGCACGGCAATAGCTTTTACAAATGCAGGTACAGGCACAAATGTAACAAGTGTGCTACTGCCAAGATATTCAGATGGCGTGGGCGTGCAGGCGATGTTCTTTAACCCTTCGGCAACGGCGCTCGGCGCGGGCACTCCTGGCATGGCGCTCACATATCAAAGCGGCGCGGGAACGACAGCGCGAGCAACGCCTACGACACCTAGCTTACCGATTGCAAAGACAGCAGCAACAGCCTCGCATCTTTTCTGTACAGGCGCAACTGGCGCTGGAAAGTTCGGACCAGCCGTTCCGCTACAAGGTGTTGACTCAGGCATTCGGACAATACAAAACGTGCGCAATAACGCGACGATGACTTCTGGTTCTTACACGCTGGCATTGTTCAAACCATTGGGCGAGCCAATCCCTGTGCAAGTTTTAGGGCAATCAGTCCCTTGGCGCTTCGATGGCGGCGTGCGGGTATATGACGGCGCGGCGATATACATGATTGGCAAAAGCGGAGTTGCAACGCCTGCAAACTCGATGATTGAGGCTAATCTTAATTTTGGTTGGACTTAATGAGCCTGATGGCAAACTGTTTTACCATTCTGAATGGTAATACGGCAGAGGGAAGCGCTAGCGCACTACTGCCAGGTCAATGGGATAGCTACAGGCAGTGGGAAAAATTCATCATGCCAGAAATGGCATCAACGGTCTTGCAGGGCGCGGCAAACCCGCCAGGGCATTATTTAGGAAACGTGTTTCAGCCGCCTATAAAGGTTGGAGAGATGTCCATGAGGACTGACAGCGTTGGTCGATTATCGGCAAACCTTTATCCGACACTGGCGATGTCAGTCAATTTGACTGGAAGCAGTAGTTTTAGCGCCACGGCAGGACTGGTTATTGCAATGGCGATGGCAATGTCTGGCTCGGGGTCGATGACTGCCGCCATTGAGGGCAGGCTGAATATGCTGTGCAACTTGTCTGGTAATAGCTCAATGAGCGCAGGATTAAGCGGCATTGCTTCTATGGCAATTGACATGCTAGGCGCTGGAGACCTAGAGGCAACGATAGCGGCATACGGCAACATGGAGATTGATATTGTCGTGACGGGTACTGGATTGAGTACGGCCAACGTAGGGCAGGCGGTTTGGGCAGCACTGGCATCGGCTAACGATGCGGCAGGAAGCATGGGCGAGAAGCTAAACGATGCAGGCAGCGCGTCAAACCCTTGGACAGAAGTGATTGAGTCAGGATACACAGCCGCTGAAATTTTGAGGCTTTTGGCCGCTATAGCACAAGGCGATGCATCAGGGCTGGAAAACGGAAACCCAGTATTTAAGTCGATTGACGGAACAAAAGACCGCGTAACCGCAACCTACACAGCAGGAACAAGGGTGGTTGGCAGCAGGGACGTAACCTAATGTACGGGCAATGGAACGGATCTACCGCAGGATCGTGGTGGGGCGCAGGCCTGACAGAAGTAATTTCACAGTGGATTATGAAAGCGCGTCGCAGAGGACGCAGATAACAAAGGAAAAACATGGCAACAATTACACCAACACTAGCCGATTTATCAGGCGACGGCACAGTCCGCAAGGCAACTTGGGCAACGCTGACATTCAGCGGAACAGACGTTGGCGCGGCATTCCCCTATTCTGCATGGGTGGATCAGTCGGTACAAGTCACTGGGACATTCGGCGCAGGCGGTAATGTCAGATGGGAAGGCAGTAACGATGGAACAAACTACGTTGCTTTGACAGACCCACAAGGCAATGCGCTAGACTTCACAACGGCAAAAATTGAGGCTGTAACAGAGATCGCCGCATTGGTTCGCCCGCGAGTAACAGCAGGTGACGGCACAACCAGCTTGACTGTAACACTTGTCGCGCGTAACGGCAGAACAGCCCGAGGCGGTTAATGCGTAAAAAAATGATGGCTACACCTGAACTGGAATTGGCGGCAGAAGAGCTGCGCATGTCAATTCTGAATGCGCTTGGCTTGAGCCTCGCAAACAAACGGCAAGACGCTATCAGTGGCCGCGCATCAAGTGGAATTGAGAGTGAATGGGAGGGGGATGAATCTTTCTACCAAGGCTACGATGACGCGAACAGGCATGAATTTGTCAATACTGCATCAAAGCCAACAGAAGGCGGGCAGTCGGCTAATCTTGACGTAGAGCAAAAGCAGGCAGGATCGACCGTATTCCCAAACATCACACAGCCGTACGTAGATGCAGTATCAGCCCGTGTGGGTGATATGCTGCTGCCAACAGACGACCGCAACTACGCGATTAAGCACACGCCAATCCCTGAGATGATGCAAGCCACCGCGCCAGTTGTGCCGCAGGTTGGAGCCGATGTACAGCCCGTTGTGGTAGAAGTCCCCGCCGCACAAGCCTTTGCAAAGATGAAGGCTGATGCAGCCAAACGCGCGGAGAAGGCAGAAAACCATATCGACGACTGGTTGCAAGAGGCGCAGTACCACAGTGAAATGCGCAAGGCAATTGATGATGCGGCACGACTTGGAACTGGTGTTGTCAAAGGTCCAGTCCCCGTCATGCGCAAAGTCAGCGTATGG